AATGCTTAACAATGCATGTAGATAACTGAGATGCGTCTACCTTTACTCCAATTTTAAAAGAAGTAGATGTTCCATATATTCCAGAAGAATGGAATAAACTTTTAGAAAGTTATGGACAAGACCGACGTAAAGTAACTGGAATGACAATTTTAGGTAGATATCTATCTAAAATGAAGTTAAAGCAATTTAAAGACTATCGTTGAAAAGATACCGAGTTTCTTCAAGAACTTGCGGAAAAGCGTTTGCGCGAGACCATGGAGAAACAAGGTAAAGATATCCAAGAGATTACAATGGCGATTGAGGAGCAAAAAGCAGTGCTTCCAGAGAAGAGTTTTGAGGAAGTAGTGTTTGCGCCGGCCGATGAACCGACCGGATTTACGACAATAGAATTTAATGAAACTACTGAAACTCCAAAAGAATTCGGTCTTACCGATGAAGATGTTACTTATCTTAAATTGCGCTGGGGCAAAGCATATAAGCCATCAGAGTGAGTTCAGTTAGAGCAATACTACAATGATTTCATGGAATCTTATGATATTCAAACCGCTGGACATAAAGATACTTTGAAAAAATTGGCAAAAACATCTTTAAAATTAGATCAACTTATTGATTTAGGTGATGTTGATGGCGCGCAAAAAATGCAGAAAATGTATGACAGCTTAATGAAGGCCGGTAAATTTACTGCTGCGCAAAACAAGGCAGAGAATGGCGAAGCTGTTGATTCAATATCTGAATTGGTTATGATGTGCGAAAAGGATGGTTTTATTCCTCGCTATTATGTTGATAGTCCAAAAGATAAAGTAGACCGCGTTTTACAGGACTTACAAGAATACACAAGGTCTTTGATAACAGAAGAAACTAATATTGGCAATCTTATTGAAAACGCTGTTAAGCAAATTGAGATTGACAAACAAAAAGAAGCTGAAATGGAGGCCGATGCGGCAAGTGATGAAGATATCTTAGAAGATGCTTTATTCAATAATGATATTAATTATATTGCCGATGGAGAATTTGAAGAGTTTAATGATTTTGAAGAAGAGCTAGAAAAAAATGACGAAAAATTATTATTAAACCTCCCAGAAAGGAGTTAATAATATGGCCTTACAAGATTTATTACAACTTTCACAAGACCGAAAAAAGATCGGTTTATCGGAAGAGCGCATAAAGAAAATAGAGCCTATTTTACGAGATTATATTGGGTATTGAAGAGAATATCCCGATATGTTTATTGATTTTCTTCAAACTGGACAGAATGGAGAAATTCCTGAACATGGCTTGCGCTTTTTCTTTTATCAACGTGTATTCTTGCGCGTTTGCATGCGCTATAAATATGTATATGCGGTTTTCCCTAGAGCCTATTCAAAATCATTCTTATCAGTATTAGTATTAATGTGTAGATGTATTTTATATCCTCGTGCAAAACTATTCGTTACTTCTGGAGGTAAAGAACAGTCTGCTAGTATTGTTAAAGAAAAAGTTAATGAATTATGTACGCTAGTGCCTGCTCTTGATAGAGAACTTGACCGAAGACCTGGTAAAACTAGGGAAGGTAAAGACTATGTGTGCTATATGTTTAAAAATGGCTCGTTCTTTGATAATATTGCGGCAAGTGAGAAATCTAGAGGTAAGCGTCGTCATGGTGGATTAGTAGAAGAGTGCGTCGGCGTTGATGGAGATATTTTATCTCAGGTCATTATCCCTACCATGAACGTATCTCGTTTATGTATGGATGGAAGCACTCAAAATGATGAAACTTTAAATAAATCTCAGATTTATATTACGACCGCAGGCTATAAAAATACTTATTCTTATGATAAACTTATTCAGTTATTAGTTTGAATGGTGACAGAACCAGAAAAAGCATTTATTATGGGCGGTACTTATCGTATTCCAGTATTAGTTGGATTCCTTGATAAAAACTTTATTCAAGATTTAAAACGAGATGGCACATTTAATGAAGCATCTTTTGAACGAGAGTATGAATCAAAATGGAGTGGTACAACTGCGGATGCCTTCTTTAATGGTGAAGCTTTTGATAGAAACCGCATACTTCAAAAGCCAGAGTATGAACATTCTGGTCGCTCTAGTTTGCAGAGTTATTATATTTTATCAATGGACGTAGCTAGAAAAAATACCGGTAAAGATGGATGCGATAGCGTTATTTGCGTCTGAAAAGTGATTCCGCAAAATTATGGAGAAGTATCAGTAAAATCATTAGTTAACATATATAGTTTAACTAACATGCATTTTGAAGACCAGGCTATTTGGGCAAAACGTTTATTTTATAAATATAAAGCTAGACGTATAGTAATAGATGGTAACGGTTTAGGTATAGGTCTTATTGACTATATGGTAAAACCGCAAACTGACCCAACTACTGGTGACGAATATCCAGATTTTGGCGTAGAAAACGATGATGAAGGATATTATAAACGTTTCAGAACTAATAATACTGAACAAGAGGCTATGTATATAATTAAAGCAAATGCGCCGATTAACACTGAAGCGCACTCAAATGTTCAAACCCAGTTAACTTCTGGAAAGATCAAATTCTTAATAGATGAACGTGTCGCAAAAACAAAACTATTAGGAACTCAAAAAGGAAAACAAATGACCCCTGAAGAAAGGGCAGAATATTTAAAACCATATACTCTAACTTCCATATTAAAAGAGGAGTTATTAAATCTTCGTGAAGAAAATGAAGGTTTAAATATTATTCTTAAACAAGCTAATCGTAGTATAAGAAAAGATAAATTCTCAGCTATGGAATATGGATTATATTATATAAAACAAGTTGAAGATAGTAAACGAAAGAAGCGTAAAAAATTTAATGCTGCGGAATGGCGTTTTGCAACACATTTAGGATAAGGAGATAATTATGAGAGCAAGTAGAGGAGAAATAAAAATAGAAGAAATTTTAAGAGAAGCAGGATTAAATTTTAAAATGGAGCTATCATTTGAGGGATTGAATAGTCCAAATGGTAAACCACTCCGATTTGATTTTGCAGTGTTTGATGATGATGGAAATCTTGATTTCTTAATTGAATATCAAGGTCGTCAACATTACGAACCTAGTAGTAAATTTGGTGGGAAAAAGGGTTTTTATCAACAACAATTTAATGATGCCAAAAAACGCAGATTTTGTCAATTACATGATATAAAATTAATAGAAATACCTTACACTGATGAAAACATCTTAGATTACGATTATATAATAAATAAAGCATATGGAAAGTAAGGAGGTGGAGCTTTGGAAAACAAAGATAGACAAGAAGCCATTAGAGAAAAAGGCTTTGATATGAATGGCAGCGGCCCCACTATTAATTATGGCAAGATAAAAGTCGGAATAAAAACTTTAGAAGATGCTATTATTAATCTCGGATTTTATAAAGAGATTGGCGGACAACGCTGCATTGACAAGCGTATGGTTATGCGCGCAATTATTGATAAAGATTATCGTGCTATAAGATATATTTCTGATTTCTTCTATAGAACAAACGGTATTTATCAACGAATTGTAAACTATTACGCTACAATGTATCGTTGAGATTGGTACATTACACCAACTATTTATGATGAGAAAATTTTAGATAGTGAAAAAGAGTGTTTAAAAATTACTAATGAATTTTTTAAGGCTTTAGATTATTTGGACAATACTCATATTAAAAAATTATGCGGTGACATTGCGTTAAAAGTTATTAAATATGGTGTTTGTTATGGATATATAATTGAAGGTAACAACAGTATTCTTTTCCAAGAATTACCTACTGAATATTGTCGTTGCCGATATTATATAAATAATTTACCAGCAATTGAATTTAATATGGCTTATTTTGATGAACATTTTAGAGATATCAATTACCGTATGAAAGTCTTAAAAATGTTCCCTAAAGATTTCCAAAAAGGATATCTGCTTTATAAGGAGAGAAAACTCCAACCAGATTTCCAAGGAGATCAAGGTGTATGGTATTTACTTGATCCTGGATATGCCGTTAAGTTTAGCTTAAATGGCGCAGGAGATTTACCATTATTTATGAACGTAATTCCATATCTATTGGATTTAGACGCAGCGCAAGACCTTGATCGTCGTAAGCAAATGCAAGACTTATTAAAAATTCTTGTGCAAAAACTTCCAATAGACAAAAATGGCGATTTGATTTTTGATGTTGATGAAGCAAGAGATATTCATAATAATGCAGTAGCTATGTTGCAACATTCTGTTGGTGTAGATATTATCACAACATTTGCGGACATAGATTCAATTGACCTATCAGACGCGCGAAATGTAGATAATGACGACCTTGAGAGAGTTGAACGTACCGTATATAATGCGGCCGGTGTACCTAAAAATTTATTTAACTCAGATGGTAATATTGCTTTAAATAGCTCAATTTTACAAGATGAGGGAGTTATGCGCGACTTGAAGTTGCAATTTGAAATTTTATTTGATACAATAATACAGAGAATGATTAAGAATAAAAAGAAGTATAACTTTAGATATTATATTTTAGATACAACCCAATATAATTATAAAGAATTATCTAAATTATATCTTGATGAAATGCGTACTGGCTATGGTAAAATGTTTGCGCAAATTGCGCTCGGTCATTCTCAAAATTCAATTATGAGTACCGCATATTTTGAAAATTCTGTATTAGGATTAAATGAAGTTATGGTACCGCCTATGATGTCATCTACTATTGGTAGTGAAGATATTCAAAATTTGGGCAAAAAGAATAAATCTAATAACACTAATCAGCAAACTAATACAGGAGGGGAAAATACTGGAGGTCGTCCTAAAAAAGAAGAGACCGCAGTTACCGACAAAACAATTGCAAATAGAGAGAGCATGAAATAGGAGGAGTAATAATGCATAATAGTGTAGCACTAGATTCTCCTATTGAGATTATTGATATAACCCCAACGGTTAGTCCTCTTATTTCAAAAGTGCAAATAAAAGTTTGCTATGTAGGTGATGAACCTAACAGAAATGGTAGCGTCATCACAAAAGCCGTTGCTAAAGAAATGGGAGAGACACTGCGAGGATGCCCAATCGTAGGTTTTTATAATGAAAATACCGAAGATTTTGAAGGGCATAATCAAAGTATTGATATTCGCAATGGAGAGTGGACTTTCAAAGATACAACCCAGCCTTATGGTTTTGTAGATTTAAATGCAAAAGTATGGTTTCAGAAATTTTCCGATGATGGTGTTGAACATGAGTATTTAATGACAGAAGGATACCTTTGGACAGAACAATTCCCGGAAACAAAACGTGTTTTGACAAAAGGAAATAATCAATCAATGGAATTACATGAACCTACTTTAAGAGGTTTTTGGACAGAAGATGATAAGGAAAAACCAAGTTTCTTTATTATCAATGAAGCAATAATCTCTAAATTATGTATTCTTGGTGAAGATGTTGAACCTTGCTTCGAGGGTTCTCAAATTACCAAAGTGCAATTCTCATTTGAACCTTCTTTCCAAGAGAAGATTTTATCAATGATGGAAGAAGTCAAAGAGATGATTAAAGAAGGAGGGACAGATTCTGTGGAAGAAGAAGTAAAAGCACCAGAAATGGAAGAAGAAGTTTTAGATAATAAATCAGAAGAAGAAGCTCCTGCAGGACCTGAAGTTGAAGAAACTCCAGAAGAAGAAGCAGAAGAAGCTCCAAAAAAGTCCGAAGAAGAAGAAAAAGAAGAAGAAAAGGACGAAAGCGTTAAATATAATCTTGATGAGATTCAAGAATATATAGAATTAAAAGCTAATTATGATGAATTAGTAACAAAATTCGAAAATATGAAAGCTGAATATGATAATCTTGTAGAGTTCAAGAAAGTTGCCGACCGCAAGGAAAAGCAGGCTATGATTGATCGTTTCTACATGTTATCAGAAGAAGATAAGAAAGATGTTATTGCTAATATTGATTCTTATAGTATTGATGATATCGAAGCAAAGCTTTCTGTAATTTGTGTTCGTAACAAGGTTAGTTTTGATCTTGATGAAGATAAAGAAGAGGATACACCTACAATCTTTAATCTTGCTGAACAGGATAATGAAGATGATAGGATTCCTGCTTGGATCAAAGCTGCCATGGCTACGAAGAAAGAGATGAAATAATAGGAGGAAGACAGTAAATGGCTAGAACAAGATTAAGTGAAAAAGCCACATATGTCGCTCGCGGCTATGGTCAGGTTGAGCCAAACCACCTTTCAGCTCAGAAGACTGCACAAATTTATGCTCAGTTACCTGCGGCAGCAGATATTGACATTTTAGAAAACGGCCAGTTCGCAACATATAACTATGCTGCTGATGATGGCGGAGCAGTTGACTTTGAAGGTAAGGGCGAGTGGATGATGGTCTTTAATGAGATCAAGCTATATCGTGACTTTGAACAGGATTGCGATTTCGCAATGAAGAAAGAAGATTATGTTGCTCGTGTTTACAGTCCAATTGATGGAACACAGCCTTTAACAGAATGGCAGGCTCGTTTCTATGGAGCTAAGGATAGCTTGGGTAATGACAACGTTGAGCGCGTTACAAAACCGGCTTCTCCTTATGAAGTAGATTCTACTGATGATCCATTCCATGTAGTTGAGAACTACAAGAAGCCTAAGTATATGCCGGAAGGAACACGTATGGTTCCACGTCTTTTCAAGATTAATATTGGCGATATTTGGACAACAAATACAATTGCTGCTGAACCTGGTAGTTTAAAGGTTGGCGATATGTTAACACCAGGCGAAGATGGTTATTTAAAAGTTGGCGAAGGTGCTGATGCTCTTCACCCAACAATGCAGGTTGTTAAGGTTTACACAATGCCTGATATGCAACCAGGCGTAAAGGTTATGCGCGTTAAGTAATAAGAAAGGAGTAAAGGAAAATGTTAGATAAGAAAAATTTTATTGCATTAGCTAAAGCAGTGGCTAACGCTGATCCTAGAGCTCCTAAAGCGTATAGCTATAATGGACAGGATTTCAGCTATGCTGAACTTAACGAAACACTTCGTAATGAGTTCAAAGAGATTGCTGGAACATACCAGTTATATCGTGAAAATAAGAACCTTGTGTTCTCTATTATTGAAGAAACATTGAACGACGTTCTTCCTAAGAGAGTTGTTCAGAATTATGGTCAGTTTGCAGAAGTTAAAACATTTGCTCAGGGCGACAGACCAATGTTCCGTAGAAAGATTGATGGAACAAATCGTGCTAAGCAGTTCATTACAAGAGTAGGACTTGCTGGTAATTACGAAGTCTTCAAGCTTGCTAAGAGCTCTGAAAGCTTTGAAGTTCCTACAAGTGCTATTGGCGGAGCTGCACAGATCGGATTTGAAGAATTCCTTGATGGTCGTGCTGACTTTGCTGAACTTACAAACATCGTAATGGAAGGTATGGATGACCTTGTTTACGAAGAAATTGGTAAGGCTCTTGAGGGTGCTATCAATCAGCTTCCTGCTATGAACCGTGTAGTTACTAATGGATTTGATGCAGCTTCATTTGATGAACTTGTTCGTCTTGCTGAATCATATGGTAATGTAACAATTTACTGCACAAACGAATTTGCTGTTAAGATGATTCCTCAGGAGGCTTGGAGATATACAGAAGCCATGAAGGATGAACTTTACAGAACAGGTCGTTTAAGTGGCTATAGAGATAAGAATGTTGTCATTCTTCCTAATGCTTATAAGGATATTATTGAAGGCAAAGAGAAGGTTATTGATCCTTCATTCTGCTGGATTATTCCATCTGGCGCAGATATGAAGCCAGTTAAGGTTGCTTTTGAAGGCGACACTCTTGTTGATGAAAGAGCTAATCGTGACTGGAGTCGTGAAATCCAGGTTTACAAGAAAGTTGGCGTAGTTTGCATGATGAATAATGCAATGTGCGTTTATAAGGATACTTCATTATCTAAGGAAGGCGCATTCCAGCTTGCTGATACAGTTAAGAATGTTGTTGTTGTAGACGGTGGCGAAGGTTCAAGTGCACCAGATCCAGTAAATCCGTAATACCAAAAACAATATAATATAAAAGGATAAAGGGGAGTAGGGGTAAATCCCCTCTCCCCTTATTTTCATTAATTGGAGAAAAAGGAGATTATAAAGATGGCAGATTTAGTAACAGTTGAAAATAGATCAGCTGGTAAGATTGTATATCAAATTCCAGATAGACATATTAGAAGAGAACTTGCGCCGAGACAGAGTATTAGAGTTCCTAAAGAAGAAATTGAAGCTCTTTCCTATACTGCTGGTGGACTTGATTTAATTAGAAATCATCTTTTGGTAAAAGATGAACAGATTCTTGATGATTTAAATATTCATAGGGAACCTGAGTATTACATGAATGCTGATAACGTAGCTAAACTCATTAAAGAAGGCAGTTTAAATGAATTTAAGGATGCGCTTGATTTTGCTCCAGAAGGAGTTATTGATATGATTAAGGATTTAAGCGTTCAGATTCCTTTAAATGACTTCTCAAAAAGACAGGCTCTTAAAGAAATGACTGGATTTGATGTTGACGCAGCAATTGCTCATGATAGAGAAAACAAGGCTATTGAAGGTGATGAAGCACCTGCGGCGCCAGCTCAAAAGGTTCGTAGAGCCCAGGCTACACCTGGTCGTAGAGCCAGTGGCGGTGTCGCAGAAGAAGCAGCTGCCGCAAACAAACCAAAGATTATTAAGAAATAATTATTAAGAAAGGAGGAATATATATGGGAACACAGTTCACAGATATATATAATCGCTTTCTTGGAAAAATTACTGACGATATGTACATGGAGTTAACTCCAGAAGATACAATGAGGGACCTAAGGTCCCTTTTAATTGATGCTATACCAGGTTTTGAATTTCCTAGAAAAATTTTAGATGATTTTTCCATTGAAACTCTTGTAATTAGAGAGGATAAAGTAGAGGAAGGAGATTTTGTTATTGGTGTAGTATGGAATACTCCAGATGAGGAAGAGGATGATGGCATCCCTGATGTATATATTGAACGTTCACATTTTAATGTTGATTTAACTAGTGAAGAAATTAATATACTCGCTTTATTAATGATGTGCGGTTGGCTGCAACGCCAAGTTACATCTATTGAAAACACTCGTATGAAATATAGCGGGTCAGATTTTAAAATGACTTCACAAGCGAACCATCTTGCCAAATTATTAAATTTATTATCGGAATGCCAGAGACAATCATTTCATATGCAACGTTTATATAAACGTAGACGTGTAAATGACCAGGGATATATTGAATCTAACTGGGACGTTTTAAGAAATGGAATCTTTGGTGACTACGAAGTTAGGCATTAATATTTCAAAGGAAAGTTTTCGTTCTGATGTTAATAGATTAACTAATCAGCTTTGAAAATTAATACCGATGAAAGAAAATGGAGAAAATTGGCTAGAACAATTAAATACTGTTTTAATTGAAATTAGGGGATTATCAGAGATATTTGCTTCAAATGACCAATTTTTAATTCTTCTAAGCAAACTTGAAGGATTAAAAGTTTCTGAGGATTTAGAATTTATAATTTATCGGAAAACAGTATTTGAGTCAATTTCTTTATTAAGGGGGATGTTAAATGCCTTATAGCACAGATAGATCTCAGTTCTCTGGAATAAATTTAATGGCAAATAGGATAAATTGACATGGCGGGCAACCGCAACAAGATCGCATGATTAGAGATAAAAGATGAACATTAGATCATGCAACAAAATATTCTTATCAAGCAGCGAAGATTAAACATACTGATGCAATAGACCAAGAACAAGCACCAGCTTTAATTAACCCCGATAAGACTAAACAAAATTATGATGACAAAATTCTCTCTGTTGGTTATGAATACAGATATCAACCAGGAGATATTTTTGATTGAATGAATACTGGAACTAAGTGAATTATTTATTTGCAAGATTTAACGGAATTGGCTTATTTTAAAGGAGAGATTAGACGTTGTAATTATACTGTATCTTGACTTAATGAAAATGGCGAAAAATTTACGCAGTATCTTGCGGTTCGCGGTCCAGTAGAAACTAAAATTAATTTTATTCAGAAGAATGGTATAAGTGTTGATGAGCCTAATCATTCACTTGATATTTTAATGACAAAGACTCCAGAAGCATTAGAGTATTTTAGACGATATGCCAAATTTTATTTAAAGGGTATTGAAGAAAAAGATAAAAATACTTGTTGGCGTGTAGAAGCAACAGACTCTATTAGTATGAAGGGTGTATTACAAGTAGTTGCGGTAGAATATTATGCTAACGAGACTAAAGATGATATGGAGAATGGCCTTGTTAATGGATTGGTTGTTGAACCAATTGATCCTAATATAGAAAAAGATGATTTTGATAATTTGATTAAGGGTGAAACATTTATTAAGCCACGTACTGAATATAAGTATTTTTATAGAGGAAAAGAAGACTCAAAATGGAGCATTGACAAAAAAGTTCCTGTTAAACTTATTCCACAAGACAAGAAAGTTGTATTGAAATGGGATAGTGGTTATAGTGGACAATTTGTTTTAAAGTATGGCTCTTCTGAAAAAACAATTGTTGTTGAGTCTTTATTTTAAAGGAGAAAAGGGAGTATTATGATAATTAAAAATTATACGATACCGCATTCATCTTTTATGGCGGTTGACAAGGATTTGGAAATTATCACAACATGAATTATGAAGAATAAAAATCTGTGTAAAATTCTATACTACACAGATAGAGATGCGCTTGACCATCCAGCTTTAACTGATGCGCAAAAGCGAGAGTTAATGGGAAAAAACATTAAAATTGTTCCTAAGCTATATGTTGATGGAAGTGTATTAGCCTACATAATTATTTCAATGGATAATTTCACACCAAGTTCAAGTCCACAGTTTAGAGATAATATAATTACTTTTGATATTATCTGTCATTTTGACCAATGACAATTACAAGATTTTCAGCTACGTCCATACCGAATTGCCGCAGAGTTAGATTCAATGTTTAATGAACAACATTTAACTGGTATTGGTGAATTGCATTTTATGGGCGCAAGTCAGATTATTCTTAATGATGAATTTGCTGGATTAACCCTAATGTATCAAGCAATTCATGGAGGAGAAGATAAATTTAATACTCCTAATCCAGCAGATAATCAAAAAATGGTTGATGATTTTAATGAACTGTATAAACAAAAACAATTTAAAGAATAATGAAAGATATTGATCTTGCTTTATTTACTGGAGCGGATATTCCAATTCCAGAATTGCAGCTTATTATTCATCAGCCAACAATAAAAGAAATATCTATGGTTGGTGAGAAACCTTTTTTATTAGGTGTTCAAGCCTTATGTATAGATAAAGAACAATTTAGACAGGACAAAAGAGATTTATCTAATACTTCTAATTTTCAAATATTTATGACAATAATGGCTGAGAAGGAAGCGAAAGAGACGAAAGAAAATGTCATTAATGCATTATCTTTAATTCTACCAAATGTAAAGGTAAATATGACCCCAAGGTCATTATTGTTAAATTATAATAATTCAAATATTATAATAGATGAAGGAAATTTCGAAAGTTTTCAACAAATCTTACGGCAAGTTTTTTGTTTGAAAAAGAAAGAAGATGATTTTAATCCAGTAAATGCGCAGGCTGCTAAAATAGCAGAAAAAATTAAAAAAGGTAAAGCAAGAGTAGCGCATTTAAAAGGAGACGATGTGGGTAGTGTATATGCAAGATATATATCTACATTAGCTATTGGATTGAAATTATCTGTAAATACTTTAATTGGTTATACAATTTATCAAATAGAAGACCAATTAGAAAGATTTAATTTATGAACTAATTGGGATTTAGACATTCGATCAAGACTTGCTGGTGCAAAAGGCGACGGCAAGCCTGAAGATTGAACAAGAAATATCCACAAAGATTAAATAAAGAAGGAGGACAAAGCCCATGAAATATGGTGTTCGTGACATTGTTGACGTTGTGTTAAGAGCTAAGGGCACAATGGATCTAGGAAACAAGCGCTTCTAAAGAATGAACCTGTATTATATTTCGATACGCTTACTACTTCAACATTAGAGGGTGCTTCTACTACTGTTTATGCGCAGGGTGGTAAAGGTAATGCTCGTTTAATGGCATGGGAAGGTGAGCGTACAGTCACTTTCACAATGGAAGATGCATTGATTTCACCGGAAAGCTTATCTGTATTAACAGGTGCTGGTTTAATTGAGGCTTCAGAAGATAAGCCTATTTATCAGCATATTGTTGAAACAACAGATGAATATGAAGTTGATGAAAGTACTAATACATTAACTGTTTATGTTGATAAAGAGCCATTCTTGCCTAAACCTGTTAAAAATGGCGGAGTTGAGAATGAAAACTATGCTTGCATTATGTTTACAAAAGATGGTGAAGTTATTTCTGAACCTTATATTGTAGACCAAAGCACTGGTTCTGATTATGCTAATGGAATGTATGCAGCTGTAGAAGCAGCAGAAGATGGCAGATTTAAGATGGTTATTAATACTCATGATTGTAATTTTGGTAAAGAATTAGATTGCCATGATAAAGGTGGCGTTAACCAAAAGCTATATACTTATGAGCCAGTTAATTTAAAAGAAGATTCTAATGTAGGTAATGGTATTCTTATTGATTATTATACACCAATTCGCTCTGGCGCGAAGAGAATTGTGATTGATGCTGAAAAATTTGCTGGTTCTTATTATCTAGAAGGTTCTACTCTTTGGAGAGACCAGGCTGGTGTAGACCATCCAGCAGAGTTTGTTATTCCTAACTGTAAGATTCAGTCTGCATTCACATTTACAATGGCTGCTACTGGTGATCCAAGTACATTTACATTCACAATGGATGCATTCCCAGATTATACAAGATTTGATAAGAGTCATAAAGTATTTGCGGAAATTCAGATTATTGAAAATGCTACAACAGCTTCTGATGCTAATAATGATCTCCACCGTGGCCGCACATGGCATAATGGACGTAGCAATGCTAGTGAATTAGCTGGTATGAGTCTTGATAATCACGACGACGCAGGAGAATAATCTATATGTTTACTCGCTCTAGTAAGAAAAGAAGAATGGTTGCGAAACCGGCAACTATTAAAGTAATCAAACCAGGACAGAGCGAACAGAAACAACCCGCTTTAGATTTATCTAAGGCTAAGATTTCTATTATTAAGCCTGAGACTGGTTTGAAGATTATGGTTGAAGAAAAGGAAGGGGAGGACGAATAGTCCTTCCCTTTTTTTGGTTATATGAGGTGATAAAGTATGGCTGGTACAAAAACGGGACAAGGCTTAGGATATTATATTCACTATCATAGTGAAAATTATAGAAAGTATGGGATTGTTCCTAAAAACTCTAATAAACAAAATGTATCTGCATCAGAAGCTTGGCAACAAACTCATAATAAATTAATGAAAATAGCGCAATTTTCTCGTGGTAAGAATGCGGATTTAAAAGGAATGGAAAATTTTTTAAATGAATTAGGTGCTGGAAATTTCCAAGAAGCGTACTCATTATTGAATCAAAATAATGAAAAAGATATTGATTTTGAAGCAATTTTAAATGATATTACTACTGAAGTAAATAAAAAATTTCCAAATTTTTCTTTTAATTTTAGTAATTTATCTTTAGAATCATTATATACAGAAATGAAGAATTTATATGTAAAAAAAGAAAAAGATGATCAAGGAAAAACACGACAAAGAATTTCAGTTGAGAGTATTGATAATTTATTTATTAGCTTAAGTAAAATTTTAGAAAATATTAATAATACATTAGCCAATGGAAATATTCCTAAAAAAGAGTTGCAAAAAATTCAAAAGCAAAAAAAGACATTAGAAAATTTACAAAATGGTATATTAAAAATGGCTCAAAATCCAGATTATACTGAAAGCAAGAAATATATAAGATTGCAAACACAATCTTCTAAAAATTTAGTGAATAAAATAGTTAATGATATTAAAAATCTTTCTAAAAGTATTAATATTCCTACAAGTGCCGAAAAGGGAGAAGCTGCAGAATATGCTTTAGCTTTATTAATGTTAAAAATGATTTTGGCAGCAGATAAAGAAATTGATAAAACTTTAGAAGAAATCTGAAAAGGTAAAGAAACAATAAAATATACATCTTTGGTAAAAGGGGGCAGTTTTTGTCATTTAAATAAGATAATGACTGAACTTGAAAATAAAGCAAGTAATTTTAACGATCCAGGAGATAAACGTTATGGTTTTGGAACAGATGGTGGTATTATTGATTTAAAAGGATCTATGGGAACGGTTGATCTAGAATTATATTTTCCTGATAATATTTTTAATGTAAATGGACTTGGCGCATCTTTAAAAAATTATGAAAATGGTTCTAAAAGAAATATCAATATAGTTTCTGGAACTTCTTTATTGGGTGCTTTTAATTTTGTTACAACCGATTTTGCAAATCATTATTTAAATTTAATTTCTACTCATGATAATATAGCGCGATCTAATTTTGCAGATAGAATTGTATTTGATAAAGTTTTTCGTTTTGCTTTGGTGATGAGAGGATTAATGGGAGTAAGAGATTTAGAAACTCCAAATAATTTAAATGAAGTTTTTATTCTGCATGATACAACTTCAAATAGGTATTCTATCTATGATGCTGGAGAACTAGCAATGGAAGTGTGAAAAAGTTTAGGTACTTCTGTTTCTGGAGAAATAAAGGGGGAATCTATTATAGGAGGAAAAGGAAATGTGTCTTTTTCTGGGTTACCTGGTCAACAAGCTTTGACAGCACAAAATAAATGGGTAACTTCTATTTATGATGATTATAATAGTGGATTAAGGGATATGTTTGCAGCAATGGAACGTATTACTGCATTGCTTTCATATACACATAAAATAAAATTAACAATAAGCATAAATCTTAAAAATTTATAATTTGCTTTTTATTAAAAATTTTTGGTATAATAAAATAGAACATAATAGGAGAATTATATCATGGCAAAAGTTTCGTTAAATAAATTAAAATTAACTCCAAAAGATCCTGATAAAATAATTACATTTAATGAACAGGAAATTGAAGTTAAGCAGTATTTATCTATTGAAAAGAAATTAGATTTTATTACCAGTGTTTTAAATCAAGCAGCGGCCGCAGATGCCAACAGGTTCTATAATCCAGGTAAAGTTGATATGTTCTTTGCGTTAGAAGTAATTAATTATTATACAAATATTTCAATTACTGAAAAACAGAAAGAGGACAAAGCTAAGCTATATGATATGTTCATGTCTTCTGGATTGTATACTGAAGTATTCCACGCTATTAATGAGAATGAGATTGGATATCTTTATACTCTTTTAAAAGAAACAATTGAGCAGATTTATAAGTATCAAGATTCCGCATATGGTATTTTAGATGCGATGAATACTGATTATAATAATTTAGATCTTGATATTAATAAGTTAATGAGTGGATTACAGAATAAAGAAGGCATTGAGCTTGTAGATAAAGTCTTGAACAAACTTGGTTAATCTAATTATCTAATTTTTGAATTATAAAGAAGAATAGATAGTGTATACCCCTATGAAGGATATTTTCTTCATAGGGGTATTTTTTATTGGAGAGAAAGGAGCAGGATATATGCCAAAACAGATAAATGTTAAGCTGGGTTTTGAGGCGGATACAAAGCAAGCCAAAGCGCAAATAGCTGATTTGCAAAAATCATTGGATAACTTAATGAATTCATCTATTAAGAATAGTGCTACTACTGGCTTTGATGCGCAAATCTCAAAAGCGCAACAATCCGTTTTAAAATTAAAAACCGCAATTAACAATTCGTTGAATGCGGATACTGGCAGATTAGATTTGTCTAAATTTAATCAGCAATTAAATAATTCTGGAATGTCTTTAACATCTTTATCTAAAGACATGAATAATTTAGGTGCTGATGGTCAAAAAGCATTTTTAAATCTTGCTAATAGTATTGTTACAGCCCAAAAGCCGATGATAGAATCTAATAAGTTATTAGATAATATGTGGACGGCTTTAAAGAATACTGCAAGATGGCAGTTATCTAGTAGTATTTTACATGGTTTCATGGGCGCATTACAAGGAGCATATGGTTATGCGCAAGATTTAAATAGGTCTTTAACAGATATCGCAATCGTTACTGGACGATCTGTTGATCAGATGGCGGCATTTGCAGAGCAGGCGAATAAATCGGCGCAAGCGTTAAGTGTTAGCACAACTGCATATACTGATGCGGCCTTAATCTACTACCAGCAAGGTTTGAACGATGAAGAAGTTAAAGCGAGAACTGATATTACTATGCAGATGTCAAATGTTACTCGTGAATCTGCTGAACATGTTTCTAGCTATATGACAGCTATCTGGAATAACTTCGCAGATGGTAGTGATAATTTAACTCACTTTGCGGATGTTATTACTGCATTAGGTGCGGCAACTGCTTCTAGTTCAGAAGAAATTGCTAATGGTATGCAGCAATTTGCGGCAGTAGCAGATACAGTAGGTTTGAGCTATGAGTATGCAGCAACCGCATTGGCTACAGTTGTGGCGCAAACACGTCAGAGTGAATCTACTGTTGGTAATTCATTTAGAACAATTTTCTCAAGATTGCAAGGTTTAAAACTTGGAGAAACTCTTGAAGATGGCACAAGTTTAAATAAATATTCTGAAGCGTTAATGAAGGTTGGTGTTGATATTAAAGATCAGAATGGTGATCTTAAAGATATGAACACTATCCTTGATGAAATTGGTGCTAAATGACAATCATTAGCTAAAGACCAGCAGATTGCATTAGCACAAACTGTTGGTGGTGTTAGACAGTATACTAACTTGGTTGCGTTATTTGATAATTGAGATAAATTCCAAGAGAATTTAAAAGTTGCTAATGGATCAGATGGCGCTCTACAAGAACAGGCTGATATTTACGCACAAAGTTGAGAGGCTGCCCAGAAGAGAGTTAGAGCAGCTTGACAAGCTTTGTATCAAGATTTAATTGATGATAAATTTTTTATTACAATTACAGATGGCTTAGCAGCAATATTAAAAGGTGTAGACGGCTTAATAGATAGTTTAGGCGGATTACCTGGTTTATTAGCAACCATTACTGGATTAATGACTTCTTTATTTGGAGACAAAATGGTTGGTAGTTTGCAAAATGCACAATTACAATTATCTAAAATATTAAAGCCAAAAGGAAGCAACTCTACATATGCTCAGCTTGAGCAGGATAGGATGGCAGATGAAGCCATTCAAGCTGCAATAAAGATGCGAGAAGAGCATCCAACTGCGAATATATATGCTGATCAAATAGAGATAGATGCTTTAACAGAACAACTTAAATTAAATCAGCAAATTAGACAGTTAAGAGGAAAAATTTCTGATGATGAGTTTAAATTATATCAACAATTAGTAAGCAATACTGAACAATATAAAGAACAAGCAGTTGCTGCCGCTGAAGCTAGGAAAGCAGCGCAGGACAAAGCAAATAAAGAAATACAAAATGTCTTTTTTAAAGCTGGTGATTCTGGTAGAGATACAAGTGAGTTAGCTAAAATAATAAATGGTGAAAATAGTGGATTTAATAATGCATTGGCTCAAATTGCTGGTGATGAAGGCCTTGATCAAACAATAGCAATTGAAAATCTTACTAAAAAATTTTTTGGTTTTAGAGAGCAATTAGGTTTAACAACAGCAGATGTTGGCAAATTAATTGCAGCAATGCTAGAATTGACTAAGGCTGGAAAAACTAGTGAAGCAACAATAAAGGCGTTAGAAGATGCTCAAAAACTGGTTGATGCAAAAATAAAAATTCAAGAAAAATTAAAACCAGATAAATCTAATTTGCAAGATTTAATAACAGATGCAACTAAAGATTTAGATGAACAAATAAAAGAATTAGATAAAAAAATAAAAGAATCAAAAGAAAAAGGATCTAAAGAAAAAAGCTCGGAAAAAGAATCAGTAGAAAAAGAAATTGCGGATCTTGAAAAGCAAAAAAATGATATTACTGCTGATATTGAAAATGCTTTTGGATTTAAAGAGCAAAAAAGGTATCAAGGTGATTTAGACCGTATTAATGCAGAAATTAATCAAAAGCAAGAAAGAATTCAGGCTTTAAATGATGAAAATTTATCTGGTGAAGGAAAAGTTACAGAAGAGCTAAAAGAGCAAGTAAAGGAATATGATGAATTAGTTCAAAAAAAGAAGAATATAGAAGATACTTTAAATAAAACTTTTAATCCAGGAGAAAAGTCAACAAATAAAGGACCTTTTTTCTTAACTCCAGAATTTAGTGAAGGGGTGACACAAGCTACAAAAGGTATTTCTCAAATTACAATGGGTATTACTTCTCTCTCAACGGCTGTTAGAATTTTGAAGGATGAAGATATGGGAAGTCCTTTTGAAAGAATTACAAAAGCATTGCCTTCTTTATTAATGGGTTTTCCTGCTTTACTTTCTGGATTTAAGACATTGGGAGTATTAATTCCAGGAGTAAAAATTGCATTAGATGCTGCAAATGGATCTTTAATAACTTTTTTCACTACTCTTTTTGCTCAACCTCATTTTTGAATTTTTATCGCTATTGCTACAGCAATCGCAGGTGTTGTTGTAGCTATAAAATCAGCTACAGATGCTTGAAATGCTGATGCTAAAGCGGCAGAAGAAGCAGCTAAAAAAGCCAAAAAAGCAAAAGAAGCATATCAAGAAACTAAACAAGCTTTTGATGATTTAAAATCTACTTTAGAAGATCATCAAAATGCGGTAAAAGCCTTAGATGATTTAAAACAGGGAACTGAAGAATGATATGAAGCAGTAGCAAAATTAAATCAAGAAACTCTTGATATAATTACGAAATACCCAGAGCTAGCTGATAAAGTAAAAAATGTTGGAGGCTCTTTGCGATTAAGTGAAGAGGGCATGCAAGAGTATTTAAATAAGCAATATACTGAACTTCAAGGGAAATATATTGATATTATAAATACTCAACAAACAGATCATAGCGCATCATCTAGAAGTCGTGCTACAGAAATTTCACGCAAAACAGGATATGGGCAAGGAACTACTGTAGAAACATCTATTGGAACGCAATCTACAAGTAATCCAAATGCTGTATCTACTGAAAATGTTCTTAGCGCCGTTCAAGCATATGTTGATTCTAGGGGAGCTGTTTTTGCAGAATATGATCGATTTGCTCAAGCATTAAATACACAAGGATTATATAATGAACAACTAATAAAAACTTTATGAGATAATCGAGAGAGTATAGAAAAATTAGCAAGAGAAACTCAAGCTAATACTGAATCTGATAAAAATTTACAAGATGCTTTTATTCAAGCAAATGTTCAAAATGAACTTGGGCAAGATATTCAAGAAGATCTAAATAGTATGGGTTTTGGAGCTTACTCTGAAGAAGTTCAAAAATATTTAACAGACCAAGTTTCAAAAGAAATCAATGAAATAGGTGAATTAACCACAGAAAGTTTAAAAACTGCAGTTGTAAATGCTGAAAATAATTTTGCAAATAATAAAGCACAAATTTTAGAGGATATTGCAAATAGAAAATCGGAAGATATCGCAAATATATTATCAAAAAATAGTAATGATCAGTTTTATGGAGAAGATGTTAGAGCATTTATGGAATCTGATGCTCTAACAGATAAAGAGCGTGAAATTGTTATTAAGTATGGCATTCGTGAAGATTCTGCATCTTTTGGTGATATTGTAAAGAGCGCGCGAGAAAAAATAGCCGAATTAAAAAAAGAAATTGAAGATACTCCTGTAGAAATAGATACAGATGGATTATCTAAAAAGAAAGCAGAAGAACTTAAAGAAGAATTTGCTAGTTTAACTGAATATATTAAAGAGAATGCAAAAACTATTGATGAATTAGATGACCATTTAGCTGAGTGTACTTTAGAAGCATCCCAAGTAGCAAGAGCAATTATTCGTTTTGATGATGCTATTCAAGATGTAACTGAAAATTATGGTGATTGAAATAAAGCATTAAAATCTGGTAGTATGCAAGAAGCAGCAATAGCTGCTAAAGAAATGCAAAAAGCATTTGGTAATTTATTAGATTTTGATGGGTCTGTATTATCAGCAAATTTCCTTCAAGGGGAAAACGGAATAAAAAATCTTGAGTTAATGAAAG